TGCAATCTACTGGTGGGCGCGATGATGACAACAGCGGAGGCAAGCCTTGTCCTATTCGGTAGTGACGGTGATGCGGCGCGTCAGAAAACAGCTCGGCTCCTTGATGCCCAGGGCATTGAGAAGATCCGCACGGGCCGGCGGTACTACTACCGGCGCCAGGACATCGAGCAGCTCAGCGGAGCTGCTGGTCTGGCCAGTCCTGGGGGAGCTGAGGGTCTTGGCCCACGGCTCGTATCTGACCAGGTCGATGACAGCTGAGCAGCTGGATGACCTCGCGATCCGATTCCACCAAGCAGCAAAAGAAACCCGTCGCCAAGAAACGGCGGCGGGTCTCGAGCGAGCGGAAGGAGGAGATCGTGCCTTACGGGAGTCAGGAAGAGCTCAGCGAGCTGATGGACACATGGCCGGCTACTGACCCACCCCTATATAGAAAGGGCCGCCAGCGCGGCCCTAATCGCCATTAAAGGCATATTGTTTTATTCAAAGATCGAGCTCACTGCGTCCAGCATGTGGGCATCTTTTTCATCATCTTCGATCCAGTGCCCATACGTCTCTTGCGTCGTCTGGACGCTTTCGTGGCCCATGAGATTGGTGATCGTCCACCAGTCATTCTTGAAAGCGCGCAGCAGCTGGCTGGCATAGTAATGTCGCAGATCGTGCCACCGGATCTTTTCGACGCCGGCCTTGGCACAGGCCTTGTCCATGTTTTCCTGGAACCGGCTGTCGCTGATGATGGCGCCCGTCCTGGTCGGGAAGACCAGCTCGGTCTTGGCCGGCCGGCCGCGCTTGATGTAGAGCTCGCGCAGCTGGATCGCCAGGCCCCTGGGCAGCGTGACCTTCCGGTAGCCCTTGGGAGACTTAGGAGGACCGACCTCAGCCCGGTGCTTGACCGCTTTGTTGACATCGACCTTGGAGCCATCCAGGTCCAGGTCAGCCCAGGTCAGCGCGCGCTGCTCGCCCTGCCTCAGCCCGGTCGAACTGGCGAAGGTAGCCATGAGCGCCCACCAGGGATCCATCGCCTCGATGATCGACTTGACCGCTGCCGGCTGGACACGCTCGACCTTGCCGTCTGTTGCCTTGCCCTCGATCTCGCCGATGGCAATCGCGCCCTGCCAGGGATCAGTCTTCCGGCAGCCGACCAGGATCGCGTAACGGTTCATAGAGCGGAGGCTGGTGAGGATGTTCTTGACTGTCTTCGCGGTGCGGCCGACAGCCATCTGATCGAGCAGCTGCAGCTGGACATGCTTCATCTCCAGGTCGCGGACCTTGAGCTGCGCGGTGCTCTTGTTGTTCACCTTGAGCGTCAGGAAATCTTTCGCGTGACGGTGTTTCTCAGACCAGCTCGATTTGCTGATCTTGCCCTTGTCGTACTCGCTTTGCAGATGCTTGACCCAGGCGCCAACAGGCTTGTCCTTCTCGAATCCGAGCAGATCGTAGAACGTCCAGTCCCAGGCGCCATCTGTGTTGAGCTGCAGCTCGTCCTCGAGTCGCGTTATGTAGGCATGAGCTTCTTGCTTCGTGGCGAAATACTTTTGTTCGCCATCCTCGAGGACATAGCGAGTATCGACGCAGTAGGCAGCTCGCCCTGTCTTCGCCCGAGACGGGTAGTGATTGACATCTAGTTTCATCAGGCAGCCTCCTTCTCTTCGACCGGCCAATAGATGATTGTCTTGCCGATCACCTTGGTTTTGTATTTGGGCTCGTGGAGGAAGAAGGTCATCCAGTAATCTTCGCACTCCTCGAATGTCTCGAACTCAGCGACCTTGTAGGTCTTGCCGTTCTTCCAGCCCTCAATCAGTTTCATGCAGTCTCCTTCTTCCAGGGGTTGACGACTTTGTCCCAGAGATCGTCGTCGTAGATCATGTCATCGATGAAGTCCTTGAGCTCGGCGATGACAGCAGTCTTGGTCATCTCGTGGTAGCCGGGCTCGAGGACGAAGGTCGTCAGCGCATAGCCGGGGTGAACCCAGCCAGGCTTGAACATCAGATCGAGGACGCCGCAATCGAAATCACAAGCCTCGACCTTGGCCCAGCGCTTGGCGCCGATGGCCTTCTTGATGGCGGCGGGAGTAAAATCAGGCATGGGCAACCTCCTCTGCTGGCCGCGCCGTCACTAGGAAAGGAACGACGCCGAACTTGGGCGCCTCCTCCCAAGCCTTGGCAATGCCGGCCTCCTCCTGGCCGCGCCAGGTGAAAGCCTTGAAAGGCTCGTGATCCTGCTTGACCGTTAAGTCAGGCCAGACCCAGATCTCGTGATACTCAACAGTCATCAGGCAGCCTCCTCATACATCAGACACTCAACACACTTGGTCTCGAAGAGCTCACACTCCTCGCAGCCCTCGACCGGAGCGCAAAGCTCAGCGAGCTTTTCCTTGACTTTGATGACGGCCCAGCCCTTGCCCGGTGTGGGCTTTAGTTTTTTCAAGGCGGCGAGTTTAGCCTCGAGCTTTTTGACGGTCTCAAACGCAGTCTTGGGCATCTCATCTCCTCTCAATATTGACCCTACATATCAAATATAGGGGCATAATATGCCAAGGTCAAGGGACAATCCCGCGCCCTGTCTTGATATTGCAGTGACCGAACAGTGACCCAGGCACAAAAAAAAGCCTCCAAAAGCTAATGCTTTCAGAGACTTACTGGCCTTAGTGATGGCGGGAGTGACGGGACTCGAACCCGTCGAAACCATGCTCTGACATGCTCTGAAACGTAGCAAAACAATCGCTTACGTCCAAGGTAAATGTCATCGAGACATGCTGAAAGTTATGTCAGAGCACCTCGTCCGTGACCGAAAAGTGACCGCTGGTCACTTGGATTAGTGACCGGCTACCGAAACCGCCTGGTCTTTTTCATAATGCTTACGGGCTGCTTCGAGAACTGCTTGCCCTGGGATTTCGCCTTGCGCTTCGCCCTGGTAGTGGCAGCATATTCCGATGAGCTGAGCGACTTGATCGCTGCCTCGGGCAGATACCGCTCGCCCGTGACCGAGCTCTTCTTGCCGCTCTTGGTCCGCCAATTTTGTTTGCCCCATTGCTTCAAACTGTGCTGAGGATTGTGCATTAGTTTCGATATCCCCCACCCGCTGCCTTGTAGCGTTTAGCCAGGAGCTGAGCTTTCCGAGCTGACCATTTGCCAGCTGCGGTGCCTTGGACAGCTCTGCCCAGGATCGACTTGAACATGCGCTTTCTCATGCCAGGCTTGGTGTAGTTGCCAGCCTTGTTGACGGTCGATTTCTTCGCCATCACTTCTTCTTCATTGGTGGCTTTTTCTTGCCGGCCATCTTGAGGATGCTGGCCTTCTTGGCCTTGCTAAGTCCATAACCAGTGTGTTTTGGCATCACGCTTTTCCTTTCTTGGATCTGTTGCGTTTGGAAATTGCTGCGCCCTTCTTGCGAGCGTCTGCCTTCGAGCTCGCTCCCCAGGCGCGCAAGCTCAGCAGCAGCCTGGTCGGCCGGCCTTTGCTGTCTCGCTCGGGGCCACGCATGTTGCCCATGCGGGAGAGGAAGCTGGCGCGTCTAGGGTTGTCACCCTTCTTGACAGGCGCCTTGAGGTTCATCCCCTGGCGCCGAGCTGAAGCCCGGCCCTTGGCATTGAGGCCGCCTTTCGGATTCTTGCCGGCCTTGCGTTGCCAGGCTGGCGTCTTAGCCACGGCGGACAGACCCAGTCATGCCAGCCTTCTTCGCGCCCTTGGGCCCGGCCACCTTGGTCAGTGTGCCATAAACATAGGCATCCGCCTTCTTGCCCTTGAGACCCTTTTTCTTTGCCTGGGCCATCAAGCTCTTCTCAAGTTTCTCAGGCATCGATCAGTCCTTTCCGATAACCGTTTTCGCGATCGTAGGTGAGCAGCTCCTTGCGCGGCTCGTGAACATACGAGCAATGAATCCAGCCGGTGTTGCCGCCCGTGTAGCACTCGAGGATCAGCTGATCGAACTCGAGGTTGTCAGCGATCCACTGCGCGACCTCCATGTTCGAGACGCCAGGCACCTCGAAGTCAGCTGCCTGGCCTTTCGCGTGTTGGCTGGTCGGCTTCGAGCCGATGGCGACACAGAGCTCAGCGCAGCGATATCCGCTCGTGATTGTGACGGGTCTATCGAAATGATCCCTCACTGGCTGCAGAACGGCCTCACAGAGCCTCTCCAAGTGTTCGACCTGGTTAGGGTGCGGCGTATTATCGATGCCCCTGCGAAGAGCCGTCTGGCTCTTGGTCATTTCGACCAGGCTGAAATTTTTAGATAGCTTCATTTCTTGGCCTTCACCTTGCCGACCACGCCCTCGAGCATCCCGCCGCCAAAATAGAACGCGAGGATGGTGAGCATTGCCTCGCCCAGGTAGAAGTCATCGATGACCTGTTTGATGTCAGGAATGTTCGTTTTGCCGAGCAGCGTCATAACCAGGACAAGCGCGAAGGACAGCAAAAACGTGGCAGTGAACATCAGCGCCAGGTAGCGTTGGGCAACCTTAAAAGGAGCGTAGGCTGCCATCGTGTCGATCTTGGCCTGAGCCTTGACGCGCTCCATCTCCTCGTCGGAGCTGTGGACATCATCGATCAGATCCATGCCCTTTTTGATGACGTCGCCATTGCCAAGAATGGATGCTAAAACTCCGAGCATTATTTCTTACCTCCGAGGGTAGTGAAGCCCATGTAGGCGCCGACAATGCCGGCACCCGAGATGTAGAAAAGATTCGAGATATCAGCCAAAGCCTCTACCCGCTCCAGCGGGATGAAGAACATGGCCAGCGTGAACGCGCCCATCGCTGCCAGCGTAAAGCGAGCCATCCGCAGCTGAGCCAGGTGGCGGCGCAGCTCGGTCTCCGTCTGCTTAATCTGTCTGCTGCTTTCGACCTCGTCATCACTGACCAGGCCATCACCGTCGAGATCCCAGTCTTCCGCGAACTTGCTGTCGCGCTCGAACTTCTTCTGTGTCACTGGCTTTCCTTGATGGCCTTCAAGACCTCATAGACATTCGGCGGTGGCGGCTGGTCAGGGTTCCACTGGCAGAGGTATTCGCGCGGCTTCCATTCACCGTAGCTATAGAACAGAGTCTCCTGGGTGTTGTGGGCACCTCGATATACGCAAGCCTCCTGGCGCTTATCGATCTTCATGCACTTCACCAGCCGGCAAACGGTTAAGTCGTTGGCGGCTTGCGCTTGCGCCGTATGAGCTTTGAGTAACAGGATGAAGGCCGTCAGCACCGCCAAGCCAGCGCCGATCATGACAACCCAGGCCACGATCTCCACGAACTTACGCCGGCGCTCACGCTGCGCGTACATGGTCTCCTGGCGTTGCTTTCTGATACGCGCCTCAGTAGCGACCAGCTCGTTCCACTTGGACATGCCCAGGGTCAGGCCGATAAACTGGCGCAGCTCATCACGCTGCTGCTGTGCCTTTTGTTTGGCCGCGAAGATCTCGAGAGCTTCTTGCTCGATGCTCTTGCCGGAGAACAGCTTCTTGAAAATCGGAGGATTCTTTACTTCACGCTCTGCCTGGTCGAGATCCGACAAGCAGCTCATCCACTTCGACAGACTGCCGATCATGGACTCGAGCTCCTGACCAGCGGCAATGGCGCGCTTCACGGCGTTATAGCTCGCCGTGGCGCCGGCCATTAGCGTGACAGGATCCATCAGTACACCTTCACTTTGTCTGAATCTATGAGCTTAGGCAGGCAATAGGCCGTGATCTGCCCACCTTGCTTATGCAGCGCACGAGCAAAGTAAGTGCAGTCATCAACGCTATAGAAATAGAGATCGTTTGAAACCAGCTTGCCGTCCAGAAACACGAACAGCAGAAAAGCGTGGATCACTGCCCCAGCAGGACGCCTACAAGCAGGACAATGGTGGTGCCGGCTGTGCCGATCATAATCGTCTCAATGCGCTTGATACGCAGGATGGTTTCCTTCCAGCGTTCAGCGCACACCGCCTCATGCGTGTCGATCTGGGCCTGTACAGATGCGGCTGTGGGCTTGCTCATTATTCAGCATCCTGAATGGTCAGCAGTCCTTCCGACTGCTGTCGCATGATTTCGTCGTAGTGGCGGTTGCCGGGTGCGTTATTAGGCACGAATAGCACCTCGCCATTGATTGTGGCTTTGATACTTGTATCGCTACCGTCGATAGTGCTAGCCCAAAACTGTGCTGATGTGATGTCCATGTCATCCATTTTTACAACTCCGCATCCATGACAACACTTTCAATGTAAAAGTCTCCCGCTCCGCTGTTAGGAAATGTATTCCCCGCGTCGCATGATTGTTCGTCGATGTGTTGAGAAAAGAAAGTCAGAGAACTAGCTGTGCCAGTTACAGTCGGCGCAACTCTCATGGATTGAGTAAAATAAATGTGCGCGTGTCGGTTTGCACCGCTAGTAGATGTTAGAAGAGTGTTGATTCTGCCGCTTCGGCGTTGATGATACCTCTGACATTTAGCCAGAGTTTCGCCATAGCTTTCTGAGTGGTCAAACGGCGTGGCCTGTTCGCCGATTTCCATCTGCACCCCGCAAATATACCATTCGTTGCTGGTGCTATCAGCTAAGTTGACGTTATGACCTACGGCTCTATTCGCAGCGACAACAGAACCCCAAGTCGTTTGTGCGGTTCCGCTAGTAAGGTTGCTTCCAGCTATCAAAAACCATTGAGGCTGTAGCGACATCGCATTGTCATTATCTAAAGCACCGCTTGTGTCACCGGGGAATGTAAGAGTTTTCTTCTCCCAAGTATTAGCTGAATCAATGGTATAAGTCCTACAGTTATGTCTTGTGTTGTCTTGGTCTCTAAATTCAAAGCCGTATGTTCCGGTTTTGTTGGATTTTACCCAAAAAGAGAACGTGACGCTTTTTGCCCCAGAAGTCCCTTTGGCGAGACTCTGTACGTTTTGACCTTCAATGCCTTGACGCAACCGCAAGCTATCATCTGCGCCTATGCTTGTGTCAGCGGAAGTGCAATCTAATTTCATAGAGTAGCCAAAGCCTTGACCACTAGGAACATCAGTTGACTGTGAAACGGTCCATGTTCCAAAGTTTGCGCCTATCAGCTTCCACCTATCTAAAGAGGCATATCCCTCACTGCTGAAGCTACTTACACTCGTACCCCGCTGTGCCACCTGCATCGCACCGTTGATGATGAGGTTTTTGCCGGTAATGCCACCAGCATCAGCCGCCCCGGCGAGGTCTGCGAAATCTCTTGCTCTGCTCATTATGCGTTCTCCAGTGCCGTGACCTTGGCTTCCAATGTTTCAATCTTGGCGATGCTTTCCTTCAGGGCTGCGGTCAAGAGAGGGACCAACTTGGATTGATCGATGCCCTGCATGACCGCGTTGCCGTCATCATCGACTTCATCCTTAGTGCCAGTTACAGCCTCCGGCACGACTGCTTGCGCCTCGTGGGCTAGGAAGCCATCGACGGTCCTGTCGGCGTCTGCGATGAAGTTGAACCGCTTCGGTGCCAGTGCCTTCACACGGGTGATAGCGCCGGTCATGTCAGCTACGTTTTCTTTTAAGCGGTAGTCTGACGAGGTATTGAAAGCTGTTCCAGACCCATTTGTAATGATTGAACCGACACGACCATTCGGGTTTGAAAAGCCTAAATGAGTGTTCGCTGAAGTGCTTGTGGTTCCGGTCAAGATTT